CCTGAAACACAGCCCACTGACAACCCTGACGCCCCGCCGGCCGCCGAGGACGGTGACACCGATGAGTGAGACCCTTTACCGCACCTTCGCCCCGGACATCGAGATCCGTTCGGGTGGCGACGGCCGAACCCTGGCCGGTATCGCCGTGCCGTTCAATCAGCCGGTCCGCATCGACGAGCGCCTGGTCGAGCAGTTCGCCCACGGCGCGTTCCGGCACCAGGAGTCGGCCGCCCATCGGGTGAAGCTGGCCCGGGAGCACATCAGGCTGGGCGGCACCCTGATCGGCCGCCTGACGCTGATGCGGAACGACGCCAAGGGCCAGTACATCGAAGCCCGGGTCGCCGAGACCCCGATGGGCGATGAGACCCTCGCGCTGGTGCGCGACGGCGCGCTGTCGGAGTGGTCGATCGGCTTCCGTGAGCGGCAGAACCGCCGCCTGTCCGGCGGCGTGATCGAGCGAGTCACCGCCGATCTCCGCGAGGTCGCGCTGACCCTCGAAGGCGCGTACGGCGAGGCCGCCGCTGTGGCCGCTGTCCGCTCGGCCGACGACCGCCCGAACCTGGAGCAGGCCCGCCAGATCCTCGCCGGCCTGCCCACCCTGCCGCCTCTGTAGCAGCCCCAGTTCTCCGGCCACGTCAACGGACGCGGCCGGCGCCGATACCGGCACCTCCAACCACACCCCCGCCTCTCAGCGATGCGGGCACCTGGCGTGGACACCCCGGTCACTCGCGATTCCCACGAGATGACCAGGAGACACACCCATGTCCACCAACCCCTACCTCGAGCGCCTCCGTACGCGGTACGACGGCCTCAAGTCCGGCATCGAGGGCTTGCAGACCCGCGCCGCCGACGAGGAGCGCGACCTCACCGAGGACGAGCTCCGATGCATCAAGGAGCAGTCCGACGAGGCCAAGACCCTCGCCACCCAGATCGAGGACCTCACCGAGGTCGAGACCCGCAACCGCAAGGTCGAAGGGCTCGCCGCGTCGCTGGTCCCGACCGACGAGAGCGGCGAGACCCGGTTCCACACCCAGGACCGCGACCCCGGCCACTACACCCGGTCGTCCGAGCACTCGTTCTTCGCCGACATGTACAGCGCACGGGGAGACAACGACGCCGACGCGGCCCGTCGGCTGGTCGAGCACAACCGTGCTCTGACGACCGCGGGTGCCGGTGCCGGCATCGTGCCGCCGAAGTGGCTGACCGACGAGTACGCCGCGATGGCCCGTCAGGGACGCTCCCTGGCCAGTGCGGTGCGGAACATCCCGCTCGGCTCCGACCCCCGGCCGCTGACGCTGCCGAAGCAGACGACCGGTGCCGACGCCGTGGTTCCGGCCGAGCAGGCGGCTGAGAACGACGTGACGCCGAGCACGGACAAGTTCGCCAGCTCTGTCGACACCGTGGTGCCGAAGCCGACTCGTGGCAAGCAGATCGTGTCCCGCCAACTGGTCGAGATGTCGACTCCGGCGGTCGATGCGCTGATCTACGGCGACCTCCTGTCGGAGTACAACCGGCAGGTCGAGCTCAAGGTCGGTACGGCGATCAAGGCGGCCGGTGTGGCGTTGACCGCGCAGGCGAACGAGGCCGCGTTCCAGGCCGCGCAGGGATCGGTGGTCGACCTGGCCATCGGCGTCCGCAAGGCGCGGAAGGTGCCCGCCAACATCCTCGCGACGACGATCGAGCGGTACGGCGAGTTCCTGAAGCTGAAGGACTCGACCGGCCGCCCGCTGATCGGCGAGGAGACCGCCGGCCAGGCGTTCAACGTGGTCGGCGTCGGAACGGTCGCCGTCGACGGCCGGATCCGTGGTCTGGGCATCGTCGCGACCGAGGGCATGGGAGCCGGCACCTACCCGGACACCTACGCCGCGTTGCGGGCGTCGGACACGCTGCTGTTCGAGTCGGACGTGATGCGGTTCCGGTACGAGGAGCGCAGCGGTCCCGAGAGCATCGAGCTGGGCATCTGGGCGTACACCGCCGTGCTCGTTCGGTACGCGACGGATTCGGTCCGCAAGATCAACGTCACGATCGCCTGAGCCATGGCGGCGGCGAAGAAGCAGGCAGCGTCGAAGGCTTCCGACTCCAAGTCGGAAGCCTCGGCGTGCGCCGTCGACGGATGCGACCAGGCAGCCGAGTACGTGCCTGGCCTGTGCAAGGCCCACTACGACACGCACCGGGGCTTCGCCCGGGAGCCGGAGTCGAAGGACTGACCGATGGCGCTGACGTACTTCACCCTGTCGGACCTGCGGGCGATGCCCGACATGAACGACTTCACGAAGTACAGCGACGCCCGGTTGACCGCGGCCGGCGAGTGGATCGAGGCGCTCATCGAGCGCGAGGTCCGCACGTCGTTCGTCCATCGGTCGTGGACCGAGACGCTCGACGGAGACTCGCAGGACGCCGACGGCCGGCTGCTGCTGTCAAAGCGGTTCGTCGTCGGCGTCACGGCGGTCACGTCGAACGGCGTCGCCTTCGACGCTGGCGACCTTGCCGAGGTCCAGGCCGACGGCAGCCGCATCTACCGGCGCACGGTCGGCAGCTACTCCGGGTTCATCCCGTGGGATTCCGGCACCCGCAACGTCGAGATCACCTACGACGCCGGCTACTCCACCGAGCCGCCCGACGACATCCTTGACGCCGCGCTGCAGGGTGCCCGCTACCGGGTGATGCGCACCGCTGTCTCTGTGGGGATCTCCGACCGCGCCACTTCGGTCACGATGAACGACAGCAACGTCCAGCTGTCTATCCCCGGCAAGGACCGGCCGACCGGGCTGCCCGAGGTCGATCAGGTCATCATCGGCTGGCGCGACAAGCTGGCCCTGCGGTTCGGATTCGCCTGATGGCCGGGTCCGTCGTCGTCGCCTGTAAGCGGGCGCTTGTCGACGGCCTCACGGGTCAGCCCGGCATGTCCGGAGGCACCTTCCTCCAGGTCACCTACGGCTGGCCCGGTGACGATCTGGCCGAGCGCGAGTGCATCTTCATGGGCCGCGCCAGGGCCGACCAGCCAACGGCCGCGCTCGGCGCAGGCCGCAGGCGCCGCACCGACGACGGCACGTTCGAGGTTATCGTCCGCGTCCTCGTCAACGGGACGCCGGAGCAGGCCGAGGAACGCGCCCTGGAGATCGGCACCGAGGTCGAGGAATGGGTCGCCGACCACAAGACCCTCGGCGGCGTCACCGGACTGAACTGGGCCGTCGTGGACGGCTGGGAGCTGAACAACGCCACCGCCGAAACAGGCTCGCTCGCCGAGCTCATCTACACCATCCGATACCAAGCGAGGCTCACATGAAGGTCAAGTACGTCGGCGGCCACGACGAGGTCGAGATCGGCGACACCGGGATCGTCTGCGCACGAGGCAAGACGGTCGACGTCCCCGACGAGCTGGCCGAGGGCCTGCTCGATCAACCCACCAACTGGGAGTCGGTCAAGTCCGGCGCCAAGACCAAGGAGAGTGAGTGATGGGCGCGCTCGACCATCAGCTCGGCATCGTCGACGAGGTGACGTACGGCACGCCCGTCACGGTCACCAAGTTTTACGAATACAACAGTGAGTCCATCAGCGAGACCGAGGGCCGCACCGAGGGCGACCCGCTCCGGTCCGGAACCTTCGTCCAGCGGAACGACCGGTTCACCCCGTACTTCGCGGGCGCGGCCGGCACGGTGCAGCTCGACGTGATGACCAAGGGGTTCGGCTACTGGCTGAAGCACATGCTGGGTGCCGTCGCGACCACTGGTCCGGCGGAGACCACGGTGTTCACCCACAGCGGCACCGTCAATGAGCTGATCGGCGACATGTTCAGCCTCCAGGTGAACAGGCCCTTTCATCCCGCGGGCACGAACCAGCCGTTCACCTACTCGGGCGGCAAGATCACGAAGTGGACGCTGTCGAACAGCGTGGACGGCAACCTCGTCTGTGACCTGGACGTCGACTTCCAGACCGTGTCCGATGCCATCGCTCTGGCGACCGCGTCGTACCCGACGTCGATGGAGAACCTCACCTGGGCGGGCGGGGTCGTGACGATCGGCGGCTCGGCCTTCGACATCACCGAGTTCTCGTGCTCGTGGGACAACGCCTACAACGTCGACCGTCGGTTCATCCGGGCGAACACGTTGAAGAAGGAGCCGACCAACGGTCGGCGCATGGGTGAGTTCAGCATGTCGGCGGACTTCTCCGACCTGACCCAACGTGCCCGTGCCCACTCGGCGACCCGTGCGGGGGCGCTGGCGCAGATCATCGCCACCTGGAACGGCCCGACCCTGCTGGGCTCGACGCTGTTCCCGCAGCTGAAGCTGACGATCCCGGCCGCCCGGTTCGACTCCTGGACGGGTGCCACCGAGGGCCCGACCGGCATCAGCCAGACGCTGTCCGGGGTGGTCCGTTGGACCGGCACCGGCTCGCCCATCACGCTCGACTACGCCTCCGCCGACACCACGCCGTAGCCA